AGAATAAGAAACACCCTTGTACTACACGGGCGTCCTATGTTGGGGCGCCCCTAAAAACTCCGTGCAATAAGCACACTCATAATACATAAAAAGGAATAACACCATGGCCGACCATAATTTCACAAACATCACTACTGAAGAACTTCGTGACTACAGTCTCCAAGCATTTGATGCAATGGGTAAATACGACGTTAAGATCCCTTGTCCTCAGCGTGGCTCACAAAACCACGTTGGTATCTTCCGTAAGTATGAAACACAAGCTTTCAACTCAAACCTCTTCCGTCAGATCGCTGACGGTGAGTTGGCACCTCTTGCTACATGGGGCCACACAACTGACTCCTACGCAATCACTGTGTCAGGTCTCCGTGACTTCATCTCTGATCGTGATGTTGCCAATGAAGAAGAAGCTATCAACCTTTCACAAGACACTGGTCTCTTCCTCGCTCGTAACGGTATCAAGCAACGTAACGTAGCTTTCATTGACTCTCACCTCGCTACAAGTGTTTGGGACACTGAGCTCCAAGGTATTTCTACTGCAGTACCTGAGATCATCAACGGCTCAAGCGAGTTCCAACAGTTCGACCAAGACGCTTCACAGCCTCTTGCTGTGATCGACAAAGTCCTCGAGACAATGCTCACAACTACTGGTCTTAAAGGTGATACTTTGATTATTCCACGTCAAATCTTGACATTCCTCAAGCGTAACGACGAGATCAATCAGTACGGTATCAACAATCCTGCCAGCGGTACTGCTGGTGGTGACGAGTACACTGTAAACATCATCGCTCAATACACCGGTATCGAAGCTTCACGCATTCACGTTGTTGAAGCTGTTGTTGACACTGCTGCTATCACAGAGCTCGACGCGACAGTTGGTGAGTTGAACCACGAGAATCACGGTGCTAAGCTTAGCCAAGGTACTGCTGATCTTCAGTTCATCGCTCCTAACCACATTCTCTGTGTCCACATGGGTGCATTGAACGCTGGCCTCCGTAGCCAAGGTGCATCGGTTGAATTCCTTTGGACTGGCCTCTACAGCGGAACTGGTGAGCGTGGTAACTTCAAAATGAAGTCTAACTACAACGAGAACCGTGAAGGTCTCTACATGGAAGCTCGTCAAGCTTTCGTCTTCAAGATTTGCGCACCAGCACTCGGTGTACTTCTTGTTGATGCTATTGCTTAGTAGCTGACATTCGGTCCCCGTACATTTTGTACGGGGACTATCCACCACTAACATTTTAAATTAGGAGTCACTATGTCATTTAGCTATGACCCATCCACGATTACAGTAAACAAAGTCCACGAAGTTAGATTCCTAATTGGACAAACAGATCAATACAACAACTACATTGAAGACGAGGAAATCACCTATCTTCTCGGCAAAGACAGCGGTAATGTAGACGTAACTAAGTACAACGCAGCTAGAGCCATTCTAGCAAAGTCGGCACTATTCTATGATAAGACCACAGGTCAAGTATCAGAATCAATGTCCCAACTTTATACCAATTTAAAAGATCTAATAGACAATCCTCCTGCTCAAGATATTGAAGTAAAAATGCCAACACCAATTTGCATGCACGTAGGTGGAATCGATCCTGAAGAGTTCGCTCTCAGAAACTTAGACAACACAGTAGTGCAATACGGAACTGTAACAGAAACAGCTAATCCATGGAAGCTCGAAGACGAAAACGTTGACGGAGTAGAAACTGGATGTATTGACGAATACGGAAGAACTAAATCTGTAGATCAGAACCTAGATGAAATTCCGTGAGTGTTACGATAGACATGTCCGGATTCAATAAGAAAGTCAGAAAGCTAGAACGTATGGCTAAGACTTCTATTGAGGTAGGCATAATTGACAAGCCGGAAGAAGCTCGTAAAGGAATGCTTCTTAACTATGGCACCGGAGGACAAGTCGCACGTCCTTGGTTCACAGGACAGATGACGCCTTCAAACACCGAACTTATAAAGTTAATCGAAGAAGCATTAAAAGAAGTATACGAAGATAAGATGTCCATGAATCAATTTGGACAACTTCTTCGAGACTTTGCCAAGCAAGGCATTCACGACGTACCTATGGAAAAACTACTAGAGACCACTTTAGAATATAAAGCAGGACTTGTAGCAAGACCTGACACAGGACGTAGAAGATCCTCCAAAGGACCTGCAGAGCAGATCGGTATTGATTCAGGTAAAATGATCAAAGCAGTTAAATATAAACTTCATAAACATTAAGGAGATACTATGGGATTCGTAAGAACAGAAGCACTAGAAGTCCTTAAAGCCACTGAAGGTGTGTTTAACCTAGACACAGGTGAGACGTCTGCAGACACTACTGAAACAAGTAGTGTGGAAGGGTGCGTACAGCCCATAAGTGGAGAGACAATACAGAGACTTCCCGAAGGCATACGTAATTCAGCACAGTACTCTCTGTGGACTTATGTAGGACTCAACAAAGAAGATCAAGTCATCTACAAAGGTGAGAACTATAAGATCTTTAAAGCCCAAGACTGGGATCAAATGTCCAGCGCAATTAGACACTACGAGTATGTCATGACAAGAACCACAAACCAAGGACACAGTCATGATCAGCCATAAGCAAGTAGAAAAACAATTGATACCTATCTTAAGACCTCTTTTGGTGCTGACGGCAGAAGAACTCAACACGTACCAGTTACGTAGAGCTAATCAAAACCAATCTCTTCCGGACAGCGGAGGATATTCAGTAATTCAGTGTGAGAGCACAAATGAGATTGGACAAGGAGAATTGGGAGACTATGTGGAAGATGTAGGTTTTCGATTCAAGACAGACCTAAGAGCAGAAATAACAATTCAAACATTCGATGATGAAGCTATCCTAAGAGCTAATAAACTGAGAATGCAATTAAGGAATCCTTTGATTTTAGCTACCCTAGCTGAAAACGGATTCTCGTACGTAGACTGCAATCAACTAGTAGACTTAACAGCTATCAGAGACGAAAGCTACGAAGAAAGATCATCAGTAACCATAATGTTTAATATTATGGACGGTGATTTCTCAGCAGACTCAGAAGTTCCTCCCGAAGACTTAGGGAAAGCAGGAACCGCACAGTTCTTCAATGTAGACCCTATCAACAGTGTCACAGTGGAGCAGTATCGACTAGGGGCAGAAGACCCTTACACAATAACTCCTATAAATCAGGAATAATAAAATGGCAGACAAGAAGCTTAACGAAATCGTTGATGTTCAGATCACTCGTGACTCTGTAGCAGTAAACGTAGCCAACATCAACAACAGCTTGTTCCTCGCACCCTCTGTACCTTTTGCAGAGCAGAGTCGCAAATACAGTAGTCTTACAGCTATGATTGAAGATGGCTTCAATGAAAAAGATCCAGCCTATCGTGCAATGGAACGTGCACTTCAGCAAGGTAATTCTAATATTGTAGTTATCGGTAATGCCGGTGTTAAAGTATTTGACCTATCTCTTGTAGTGGCAGACATTGCAAACAGTACAGATTATTCTGTGTCTATCGCACTAGCAGACGGGTACTCAGCAGAGTACACAACTACTTCAGCATCTAACGCAACAGACGACGCGGCAGCAGAGATTGAATCAATCGTAGATGCATTGATTGTACTTATCGTAGCAGACGCATCTGTGACAGGAATCGTCACAGCAACTAAAGTTGGAGCGGCTGCAAGTGCAGTACTTAACTTGACAGGATCGGAAGCTTTCCACGGTAGCTCAAACGAGCTCTCTGTAGCCTACACTTCTCCTAGTTCATGGGCAGATGTATTGACGGCTCAGATCGCATATGACAACGGCTTCTATGTTGTCAACTGCTACTCTCATCTACAAGATGACATCCTCGACATCGCAGCATTCGTAGAGACTGAGAAACTCATCTACGGTTACAGTATCCAAGACGCAGAAGCACTCGTAGCTAAGACAGCTCCTGCAGCGGCTGGTGATACCATGGGCAAGCTCAATGACCTAGGTTATGAGCGTACTTTCGGTATCTACCATGGTGATGCAGACGATCGCTACCCCGAAATGGGACTCGCAAGTAAGAAACTCCCCGCCAAAGCCGGTGGCACCACTTGGATGTTTACTCGAGTTGTAGGTATTGTCGCTGACAACCTATCGACATCAGAGTCCAGCATTATCCGCGATAAAGAAGGTAACTCTTTCGAAGACATCGCAGGTATTGCTATCATCCGTGAAGGTACAATGGCTTCAGGTGAGTACATTGACGTAATGCGAGGCACTGACGATCTTCATGGTCGAATTCAGACTGAAGTATTCCGTGCTCTCGTCGTAGAAGCTAACAAAGGTAGTAAAATTCCTTATACTGACGCAGGTGTAGCTCAGATCAAGTCTATTGTGGAAGCAGAGATTCGTCGTTCTATTACGAACAACTTCGTAGCTAAAACAATTCAGACTACCGATGACGGTGGCAATGTTGTAGTTCTTGACGGCTATGCAATTGAAGCAGACCTAGTCTCTAGTGTTCCTGTTAATCAGCGTGCTGGACGTCAAGCTCCGGACATTCGTTTCACTGCAGTACTTTCAAGTGCTATTCACAAAACGATCATCAAAGGTGCTTTGAGCATTTAATCTAATACTCCCTTTCGGGGGAGTTCATAAAAGGAAAACAATATGGCTAATACATATTCAGCAGCCCATTTGAAAATCAGCATCTCCGGTGTTAATATTTCAGGCTTTGGTGAGACTGATGTAGTCAACATCACTCGTGACGAGACCAAGTTTGTCAAGTCAACAGGTGCAGACGGTAGAACTTCTCGCTCTCACAACGAAAGTGATGCAGGAGTAATCGAACTCACATTGCACCAAACTTCAGGAGCTAACGACCTCTTATCAGCATGGCATGCAACTGATGTGGCAACACTTAACGGTGAGCTTTCAATTGTTATTGAAGACCTCAACGGTACGAGCAAATTCGTAGCGGAAGATGCATGGATTCAACAGCCAGCAGAAGCAGGTTTTGGTAAAGAATTCACTGACCGTGTTTGGACTATCGACTGTGGTGAATTAACAATGTTCGTCGGAAGTAATGAGCCTTCGGCACTTAACACAGCCCTTAGCTATCTCTCTACAGCAGCAGGCGTCATCTCTTAATCATAAGGAAATACTATGGCAGCAATTAACAAAAACATTGTAGCAATCGTAGCACAATCAGATGCACTCTTACTCACGTTTGAGTACGACGACGGTAACGTCAGCGCAGACATCGACATGACAGCGATCACTACAAACACTTGGACAGTCGGAACCCGTACTCTCGTCATCACTGACGCAACAGATACCTACACATTGGTAGTTCCAACAGGACATCCACTGTTAGATCCTCCTGCGTTTAACAACGTTGGATACGCAGACACACCGACACGACTACTCGCACTACTTAGCGACGTATAGTAAACAGGACCCCACTACATAAGGTGGTGGGGTTTTTAATCAATTTTCAAAAAGGAGCAACCGATGAAAAAAGATTTTATTAAGCACGAAGAAGTAAACTACGAGATTAGAAGCATGGGCTTCTTCAAAGCTAACGCACTACTTATGGGAACACTCAAGCCACTACTCCCACTCATCGGTGATATTACCGGAGCCATCAAAGGCGGCATAGAAAACTTGGACGAAGGAGATTTGTCCAAATTGTTATTCAAACTAATGAACTCACTAGAGGCTGATCAAGTCAATGACATTCTGCGTGAGATCTTAAGTGAGACATATGTAGACAATAAGAAACTAGACTTAGACACAATCGTAGATTACGAACTACCGGTGAAATTAATCCCAGTAATTTTTAAGCTGAATTTTAGCACTTTGGGAAAGCTCCTAGGGAAGCTAGAAGATCTACTTCCCGAGGACTAGAACACCCTAAAGACAATGTAGCACCTCTCAAATCAAACGGAGGAGACGAAGCTTTCCAAGAAAAGCTAAAGTCAATGGGTCTTGACTACGAAACAATCAAGCCCACAGAAGAAGACTATAAGAAAGTTAAGGAAGTCAAGGAACTAGTAGATCCTCTCGTAGAAGACCTAATGTACCTGGAAGAAGAAAACCTAATAGCTTTCCGGCTCGCCAAATACGGACTAGACAATGTCTACAACATTGGCGCTAACTGGACCTACGACATGGTAATGGAAGCAATGCACTACCAGGACACAGTAGGTAAGATAGAAGAAAGAGAGAATAAGAAGGCACAAGCAAAGAATAAATGATCGATTTATTCCCCGTACAGGGATGCTTGATGCTCCTTACATTCCTGTACGGGGAATTTTTACTAATATAAACGGAGAAGATCATGTCAGATGCTAAATTAACGGCAGATATTCAAATAAATTTCAAGAAGAAGACCTTAGAGACTTTCACTAAGTTACTCAAAGTAGCAGAGAAAGGAATGCGCAAGTTAGACAAGTACGCAGAAAAAGGATTCAAAGAGGTAGACAAAGGAGCTAAGAAGGCAACCGAGTCTACTAAGAAACTAACAGCAGCGACTAAGAAAGATACTGCAGTAGCTAAGAAAAGAGCAAGTCAAGCCACCAAGACGTCAGCTTCATGGGGTGCGTTCCCTGCAGTCATGGCTAAAGTTCGAGTAGGTCTAGGTCTAGTAAAATACGCTGCAGATAAAGTAATGAAGGTACTGGCGATACCAGTAGCGACAGTGTTCGGATGGACACTGTTTCTTAGGAAGATAGGACAAGGCACATTGCAGATGACCAACATGGCAAAGCAAGTTGGTGTGAGTACTAAATTTCTAAGAGCTTTCGGATCAGTATTGAAAGATGTAGGCTTCGACGCAGAACGAGGTGTAGACTTAATTGAAGAATTAGGTAATCGAATCGGTGACGCAGTAGAAGATCCTAACTCTACAGGTGGACTAGGACTTAGCTTCCTAGGACTAGACCCTAAAGAGATGCAGGCCATGGGCCGAGAAGACGCATTCAAAGCAACACTTAAGTCATTTCAGAAACTCAAAGATGAAGGCGCCAGCGCAACATTACTATCTCGCCAAGCCGACGAAGTATTCGGAGGAGAGGGTGCAAAAGTAATTACCGCAATGCTCGAAAGAGGCGAAGCACTTAATGAGCTGATAGCATCACATGAGAAGTATTCAGTAATAACTCAACAGGCTGAGAAAAACAACAAAGCATTCAACACCTCATTCGACAGACTGGGTGCAGTAGTTATGGATATTGTCATGAACTCTCTTTCCGACTCTTTCGGAACTTTAGGAGACTACATGGACGGTCTTCTAGACATCTTTGTAGAGAACAAGGACGGAATCACATCAACACTTTCTAGTGTAGCTAATAAGATTACAGATGTAGTTATTAGATCTGTGCCTTTGCTAGTAAAGTGGGGAGTATGGTTTATGTCATTCTCTGAAACTGCAATAGGCGCATTAAGCCTATTAATGAATACAGTAGACGTTATAGGAACAGTGTTCTTCGCAATAGGTAAAGTAGTAGAAGCAGTATTCATGGCTATCGTTACCGGAGCCAAAGCAGTAGCTAATATTATAATGCTGCCATTCGATCTGC